GACCGGCGCCACCATCAGCACCGTCACCCGCATGCGCGCCGAACTCGGCCTGCCCAAAGCCCGCGGCGGACACAAGAAAGCGGCCACCGCCGAAGACGTGTTCTGGCGGCGCACCCGCGACGCCGGCGACGGACACCTCGACTGGACGGGCTACCGCACCACCAAGGGCACCCCCATGTTCGGCTGGAACGGCGGCCACCACAGCGCCCTGCGGATCGCCTACCGCATCGCCAACGGCATCGACCCCGACGGCTACGCACACGCCACCTGCACCCACCACGGCTGCGTCGCCCCCGCTCACATCGCCGACAGCTCCCGCACACCGCGCCGCGGCCACCACCGGGCAGGCGGCCAGCCCCCCAACAGCCGCCGCGACGACATCATCCGGCTCCTCCACGACGGCCACACCGACAAGGAGATCGGCCGCCGGCTCCGGACTGACCCGCAGCGGGCCGCACGCATCCGCGCCGAACTCGGCCTCCCCAGCCACGCCAACAAGCCGCGCACCTTCGAAGACCGGTGGACGGCCAACACCGAACCCGTCGACGGCGGCCACCTCCGCTGGACCGGCCGCCACCGCAACGGCACCGCACCCGCCGTCCTCCACGACGGCCGCGACAGCTCCGTCCGCCGCATTGCCTTCCAGCAGCTCCACGGCCGGCCCGCCACAGGACCCGTACTCCCGGGCTGCGGCTACGGGCCCTGCGTCCGACCCGAACACCTCGAAGACCAGCCCATGCGCAACCAGCTCGACGCCCAAGTAGCCGCAATCTTCGGCGACATCGCCGCCTGACCGCACACGACAACGGCCCCGCACAGCGGGGCCGAAGGAGAGGAGGGGACGTGGAGACGTCAGTCGGAGTCGGCCGGCTTCGGGCGCCGCACGCGCACGACACGCTTCTTCGGGGGAACGGTCGGATCGGGGGCGATCTTCGCGACCCACTCGCGGGTCATGCCGGACCAGCGGGCCATGTCGGAGGGGCCTTCGCCGGCCGCTCGCCACTTCACGAACAGCTCGCGCAGGGCTGCATCGTCCCGCTCGAACGCGGCCTTGGACCGCTCGCGCTTGCGGGCTGCGGCCTTGATCTCCTCCTCGGCTGTCGTCATGAGGCTCATAGTGCCATGCGCGAACGCCGTTCCGCCACCAATGCGCGAATGACCCTCGCGAACAGTGCATGCGAACGGTATTCTCGTCTACGAGCAGTTGGCCAACGCGCCACATTGCCCCCATGAGGGCTGTCCAGAACCAGCGACTGACCAGCAAAGACACCCCTCCCGAAAGAAGACATCGTGAGTACTGAGGCCGTCACCTGGGCCATGGACCACGCGCCCATGCCGCGCACCGAGAAGGGCAAGCCGGACACCACCGCCCGGCACGTCCTCCAGGTGCTGGCTGAGCATGCGAGTCCGGTTGGCACCAACGCGTGCCCCTCGGTGCTCCGCATCCAGTACCGCTCCGGCTACGACCGCACGACCGTTCAGCGCGCTCTGCGCCGGCTGGAGAAGGCCGGACTGATCGCCAAAGACGGGTCGGTGGATGGGCGGACCCGCTACAAGCTCGCGATGGAGCTACGCCGTCCGGACACCGACTGGGGCGACTTGGAGAGGGAGGAGGACGAGTTCCGGGCGGCTGCTGCGGAGCGGAAGCGGCGGTCCCGTTCGAAGGGTGTCACGCACGCAAAGTCCGTGACTGTCACGGACTCAGAAGGCGTGACTGTCACGGACGCAGAGTCCGTGACCGCCGATGTCACGGACTCAACGCCTAGCCGTCACGCACTTAAAGTCCGTCCGTCACGCACGGAACGCCGCCCTAACCACCAACAACCGTCAGACAACCAACTACTAAAAGACTCTTCTCCCACAGCCGACCTCGAAGAGCCGCAGGCTTCTGCCGCTTCGGTCCAGACCAAGAGCAGCGGCGAGAAGACGGACCATCACATCGAGGCCTTCGGTGCCTTCTGGCTGACCTACCCCAAGCGCAAGGCGAAAGAAGAAGCCCGCAAGGCGTGGGTTGCCGCCATCGAGCGCGGCGCCGATCCGCAGCACATCGTCGCCGCCGCCAAGGACTACGCCCACGAGCGGCATGGCCAGGACCCCAAGTACACGAAGTACCCGGCCACCTGGCTCAACAAGGGCTGCTACGACGACGAGCCCGACCCCCAGCCCGGCCGGCATCTCCACGCCGTCGGCGACTCAGGCCCGCACCGCAACCCCGAAGACCACTCCGAATACGAACAGGGATGGCACTGACCATGCAGTGGACACCGCCGATCAACCCGAAGCGCTACCACCTCGAACAGCTTCTCGCCGCCCGCGGCATCACCCTCGACTGGCTCAACTCCGGCGACACCGACCCGTACCACCCCGCCAACGTCGCCCGCTACTCCATCACCGAGGCCGCCAAGCTCATCCCGGCCCACTACCGTGCCGCCTCCGTCGACAGCCCCGAGATTCATGCCTGGATCCAGGAACTGGTTACGTCCGCCCGCGAGAACCAGGCCGAGCGCAGCGCGCCCGTCGCGTCCGTCTTCGAAGGCCGCTCCCTGCTCCTCCTCGGCCCGACCGGAACGGGCAAAACCCATCAGGCCTACGGCGCCATCCGCGAACTCGCCATCACCCGGCGTCGCAGCCCGCTGGGGCATCACCACCACCGCCGACCTGTACGCCGCCCTCCGCCCCCGCCACGGCATCGACTCCGAAGCCGAGTTCCGCCGCTACCGCGACGCCCGCATCCTCCTCATCGACGACCTCGGAGCCGACCGCAAACCCACCGAGTTCACCGAAGAGGTCAACTTCCGGCTGATCAACCACCGGTACGAGAACCACATGCCGACGCTGATCACCTCCAACCTGCTGCCAAAAGAGATCTCCGAGCGCCTCGGCGACCGCGTCACCAGCCGGCTCATCGAGATGTGCCAGCGCGTCATCTTCAAGGGCGCCGACCGCCGCCGGGGTGAGGCCGCGTGACCACCGAGCTCGACTGGACCGACACCGCCGAAGACCTCGGACCCAGCATCCCCCGCGACCAGGACGCCGAACGCGTCCTCATCGCCTCAGCAATGTCCCGGCCCGACGTCGTCGACGAACTCGCCGCAGAAGGCTTCGACCCGTCCGACATTTCCACCGAGCAGTACCGGTGGGTCTGGTACGCCGTCGAAGAACTCCGCACCAGCTTCCGCGACGGCGAGATCCGCTACCTGCCCGTCGCCCGCCAGCTGGAGACCTGGCACGCCGAAGGCCGCATGGCCGCACGCCCCCTCCAGGAGCAAGACCTGCGGGCCATCTACGACTACGCCCAGCCCGGCGCAGCCTCCTGGTACGCGAAGAAGGTCGCCGACAAGGCCGTCGCCGCCCGCGTCGTCTCCCTCGGCCACGAGGCGACAGGCCGCGGCAACAGCGCAGCCTTCGACCCCGACGCCGACGTCGCCGCCCTCCAGGACGCCCTCGACGGCGTAGCCAGGCCGGACACCGCACAGCAGGCCAAGCACGTCCGCGAGTTGATCGGCGCCGCCCTCGAACGCTGCATCACCCCGCCCACCAAGGAAGACCGCACCCCCACCGGCTTCATCGACCTCGACGCGCTCCTGTGCGGCGGCTGGGCTCCCGGCCAGATGGTCGTCATCGGCGCCCGCCCCGCCATGGGCAAGTCCACGATCGCTTCCGGGTTCGCCCGCGCCGCCGCCGTTCGAAACGGCATCCCGACCCTGTTCCACACGCTCGAAATGAGCGAAGACGAGATCACCAACGGCCTGCTGTGCGCCGAGTCCAGGGTCGCCCTGCATCACCTCAAGCAGGGCATCGTCGATGACGCCGGCGTCGTCAGGGCCGCAGAAGCCGGACAGAGGATCGCCGCCGCACCGCTGTACATCGACGACGTGTCCAGCCTGACCCTGCCCGGCCTGCGGGCCAAGGTCCGCCACCACGTCCGCGCCGACGGCCTACGCCTGGTGATCGTCGACTACCTGCAGTTGATGACCGCGCCCAAGGCGGAGAACCGGCAGAACGAAGTCTCCAAGCTCAGCCGCGGGATCAAGCTCCTCGCCCGCGAATTCGGCATCACCGTGATCATCCTGGCGCAGCTCAACCGGGGACCCGAACAGCGGCAGGACAAGCGGCCCATGAAGTCCGACCTGCGCGAGTCCGGCTCCATCGAGCAGGACGCCGACATCGTCATCCTCCTCCACCGCGACGACGCCTACGAGCGCGAAAGCCCCCGCGCCGGTGAAGCCGACCTGATCGTCGACAAACACCGCGGCGGCCAGATCGGAACGATCACCGTCGCCGCCCAACTCCACTACGCATCCTTCGTCGACATGGCGCAGACGTGATGAGCATCGACCCCGCAGACATCGCTGCGATGCGAGAGCAGGGCGACCTCAAGGCCTACCTGCTCGGCC